ACCCCTTCGGCTATGGTTGATGTGGCCTTGTTCCAGAAACCCTCTCGTGTTGGTAACGCGTCAGACCAGAATTGATGATTAGCATCTTGTAGTTTAGCCCCTTTTGATACTAACCCTTCAGTATGCGGAACCGCAACTATCTCATTATGAAAATCAGCTAACTGATCGTGCCAAGGTTTCTGTAAAGCAGCTTGACGTTCTGCATCGGGTAAAGCTCTAAACTTTGATTGATTCTTCCACAACTGCACTATATCATCCGTAGCATTTCCAATCATAGTGCTAACACGGCCAAAACCTCTAGCAGTAGCAGCGAGACCCTCGTTCCAACCGTGTCTTAGATCGTGTGTGAAATTAGATTCATAAGCATCATCAATATTGTATTCTGCTGCCTTATTAAATGCCTGCTTTAGCCACAAACTCTTATCCATCGGCGTGAGCTTAGCTTGAGCATAAGCTGGTAGAATCATGTGATCGTAGAAGTTAGAAGCTATTTGATCTTCATTCTTCCACGCCGTGTTAGTCGGATCAGCCTTAATCTTTTGAACAACCTGTGTCCATACATGAAAATTATGAGCCAACGCATCGTACGGATCTTTAATCTTTGCCGGATCAAGATGCGGATCTTTAAGAGCCTCTATTTTCTGGGACCGTTGGAGGTTCTGTATTGTAGAATACTTATCCGGTTTCGGCGCTGGTAGTTGTTTAATGTCTACCGCCGATAACGCCAACCATATTTTAGCCAGTTTTGGATCACTGGTTGTCGTCTGATCCTGGCGCGTTGGTGTAGTTGAGTGGATCGGAGTAGTCTCCTGTGTCGGTATCAGTGGTACTATCTGCGGCATCAGAACCTCCTTCCCCACCTGTAGCACCGTATGTGCTACGAAGTGTATTATAATTCTTCAGCAAAGAATCATGCGAAGATTGCATATTTTGCATGTGTTGTTTCACATATTGAATAGCTTGATCTGCTGCTTGTACGTCACCTGGCTCGGGTTGTTTACCTCTAGGTTTATTAGTTGCTGGATCCATATACATAGCAGTACGCGCTGATTGCAGTTCAGCTAATTTAATAGCATCAGCTTTAATAGCATCGTCATACGTTTTAATTGACTTTTGCATTTTCTCACCAAGCATGATAGGATCACTCTGGCGATCAGAGAATATGTCCCTAGCTGTTTGACGAGCCTGCGCTCCACGAGCAGCAATCTCACCTAAAGCATCTTTGTAACGCGTATCTTGCATTACTTTACTTTGTGCGAATCTCTTATCTAGAAGCTCCTGCGCCTGATCGAACTTGGTCTGTTGTAAAATTCCAGCTCCAATAGCACGAATCTGAGCCGCTTCAATTGTAGCATTGGCATGTGCCATAGAAGATTTAAAGGTGAGATAATCTTTAAGCGCAACCTGTGAAGCTGAGCGGTTAGCCTGCTCAAATTGTAATTTCTGCTGCGCTTCAGTATTAGCTTGAAACGTAGTCGGCTGTTGTTGAGCATATGCAGAACCGAGTGCTTTACCAGCTTGCTGATTCTGTTGTTGACGAGCTTGCTGAATTAACTCTTTCTTCTGTTGAGCCGTTTGAGCCTGTTTAATACCAGCCATAACGGCTTTGTGTTCTTCAGAATCATTCGATTGTGGATCGGTATAGTTAATATTAAATCCCTTCGCCAATCCTTTACGAAGTTTCGGATCTGCAAAAACACCATCTCGTACAGCCTCGTTTTGATCTATAATCTTCTGTGCTGCAGCCATACCGTTCGTGTCACCAGACGCCTTAGCAACTTCACGCTGGCGAGTAGCTTCATCTATGGCTTGCTGTGATTGAATAACTTTAACAGAAGCATCACGAAGTGTATCTTGTTTTTGCTGGCGCTCTCTAGTTACAAAAATTCCAACGTTATTCATAACTCCAGTTATAGCATTACCTATACCCTGTGCGCGAGCATTGCCACGTCCTACAACTGGTCTATTATCCATTGTACCAGGTTGAATAGGTTCTATTGGACGTTGTAAACTAGACGGTACTTGTGTAGTCCTAGGTCCCTGCGTTGGAGTAACAGCAGCTTTAACCAGATTCGGATCAATAGGAGTTGTAATAGTTTTTAACAAACTATCTACAATAGGATCAGACTCTCCTTGTGTGGATGCTGGTACTGACATAGCATTTGTAGCCATTATAAACTCCTATCCAAACATCGCCGCTAAATCTTCGGTAGATTCTGCCTGTGCAACTACAGCGGGATCTAACTGACTCGAAGGTACTGTTCCTTGACTTAAAAGATCAGAATTCTCGGCCGCCGTCATATCATTACCACTCACAGTAGAAGCAGCAGCATTAGCCGGAGTTGGTGATATACTACTAGCTATACTACCAAGAAGACCACCACTTAGAACATTACCCAAAATACTCCAGTCACTTGTAGCTACTTCTGAAGCCGCTGAACCTTGGAAGCCTTGAAGAAGTTGAGCGGTTAACTCTTCTTGACTGAGTGTAAGTTTAGATGATTCGTCTGCTATAGAACTGAATTCTTGAGATTGCAGGTTAGCATTACCAATCGCCGCTACAGAAGAATTAGAACTAACCCCACCAGCACCTAAAGCAGCATCTAAATTAGCCTGTCCGGTCGCTTCTGACGGAGTTAGACTCTGAATATACTCTTGAAGCTCCGCAGAGTCTGAGCCACTCATATTATTAATGAGGTTAAACTCCGAAGCTCCAACACCTTGACCATAAATGTCAACAAGTTGAGTTTCAAGATTATTAGAAGCCACTCCACCCGGTACAATAGGAAGTGAGTTTGTAGCTGCTGTATTAGGACTTGTACCTGCTGGAATATTTGAATATGGAACCGGCGCCGCTATAGCAGTTGGTGGAACATACGGATTCGTTGGTGAAGACGTGGACGATGTCTGTCCAGGTTGAGAAGCTGGATTAGAATATGGAACCAAACCTGAATTAGTAGCCATTTAAACACGTCCCATTCTGATACGCAGTCTGCGAGTAGTAGTTGCTTGATCTCTGTTACGCTGTGAGGTACGTTGAAAAATCAGTCCAGGTGCTCCTTCAATACCTGAAGACGATTGAAACTTTGTGTCACCATATAATGACGTATGAAGTTCTGTTTTCTTATCGGCTAAATTGACCTTAGGCGCTACTCTCATAGCACAGGCATACTCAAGAATCTCTTGCCATGTGTCAGCCATGAGTATTTGTGTAGTAGAAGTGAAACCATTTACAGTGTTAGCCAATGGATGTTCACGCTGATAACGCATGTATAAATAATACGAATTATCAGGAATAGAGCCTAGATAAATTTGATTATTATTTCGACTCCAGTATACAGGTATCCCAGGTATATTCATTAGCACTTCAACAGCGTCTATAGAGCGATACTTCAGATTATAACCTGAATTAGTCAACGTACTACTTGGAGATGGCGGTCCGTTATAAGATTCAAAAATAAAAAATGAATTCACCATCGATACATCTAAACCAGCATCAGGTGCGTTCATGAAAAAATCCGGAGAATACACGTTCACATCTTGTGTCAACTGCACTGTAGGACCAGTTGCTTCCAATAACGGATGTTTATAATTCTCTGTAAACTCCAATACGGATTTCCGAAGTTCCTCAAGCATCAATGCTTGTTGAACCGGACGATTCATCAACAGTGCTTGAATACCTGTAAAACAATCTTCACATTGAAAAGACATTAGAACTCCTAAAATACGTAGATCGTATTGGAGACTGCGTTACTAGTGGTCGCTAGTGTTATAGTATTTACCGTTGGAGCAGCGGTACGATACACATTAGAATTCCCATCTGCGTCAACAACATGAAAACCAATAGGAACACGAAGTAATTGATGATTAATAGTCAACGAACCAGAAGCAGGCCAATTGTACGGTGCTCCAGTTCCAGCGACACCATTGGCTGCTATCCTAATCAAAACCCCGGAACCATTACCTTTGTTAAACTGTGTGGCAACTCCAGCATTAATCCCCGCCGATGATGGAGCGGTACCACTAGATGTACCCATATCCACATTACCAGCCAGCACACCGCTAACAGAATTTGTCCACTGGTACTGCTCACGAGAAACAACTCCGGCAAGAACTTGTGAATTAACTGGTTGCGTCATACTGGCCTTTGTGTTGGATCATAAGAACCAAACTTAGAAACTTTAGCGATCCTGAGTTGGTTTAATGTTGAGCCTGCATTCGTAGGTACAGAAATCTGTAATTGAGGTGCCTTACCTGTACCAGTACAAGAACCAGTTGTGCTATCAAAAAGTTGGTAATCAGTGTAAGTATTATAAGAAGCTCCCACTGGAAGTGTTAAAGAGCCTTGCAAAATTATACTGCCAGTTTGACTATCAGTAATCTGCCAATTAATTATTTGACCTGCGGTTCCAGCGATCTTTACGTATAAACCATCAATAGTTATATCACGTCCAAAAGAAATTTCCTCTTGTGGAAAAACTACAGTAGTAATTGAACTAGTTGGACTAACAGAGTTTTGAACCGCCTCTGCTACTTTATAAAAACCGGCCGGAGTAGCTACTGTTGATAAAGCTCCGAACACTAGTTGTGACTGCTTTTGCCACGGAATATAAAAATTAGGAGTTCCTAGGACAGGCCAATTTTCTAACACAAGTCCTTGAATACCATTGCCATATCCTATATCAGAAACAGCATTTACAGAACCCCATGTACCATTAGAAGCATTATACATGAAAATACTTGAGCCTGCATAAATAGCATAAAACAAAGTCTCCGTACCTAACATAAATAACGAAATAGCTTTAGACCCAGCCGATACATTAGGCTCGCTCAAAGTTGGAGACAATAAAGGAAAAAGCTGATTCTTAATCTTCTCACCAATAGGTTGCATACTTTGTACAAACGAGTACACATTAGAATTACCTACAAAGAATCCAGCCGCTCCATATTGAGAATTAAGTACAGAATTCTGACAACCCTCACCTTCTGGTGCTAGATCTACATGGGAAAAATTAAACGGTAAAACTGAATTCCCAGTTACAGTTCCGTAAGAAATTCCCTTAGCTCTAAGAATAAATAAGGTACTATTATTTACAAAACCACCGTTAATAATATCCTCAATATCTTCAAGTTGATCAAAACCAGCTCCAGTTACGTTACCAGAACTATTCAATGGATTCCACGTACTGAAATTTCCGGCCACACTCCAAGCTACAACCATCTCAGGGCTTGCAATTACAGTACCAGGAGATGGATTAATACCTAAAGCTAATAGAGAACCACCAAATTTCTTTAGTGTTGCGGCACCTACATATTGCGAGGCCAGTGAAAATACTCCATTTACATATTGAAATATAGCCGTGCAACCACCACCCGATAAATAAAGATTCTCCCCCTCAGACACAAACGACAACGGAGATGGAGGTACAGCTGTTGGGTAATTATAAGCATTTATACCTCCTTGAAAACCTGCATTGAGAGTAGCATAAGTGCCTAAAGATGGAACTATACCAAAACTAATATGTGTGCTATTAGCAACTGCGCCTGTTGCAATAGTCGTTAATGTAACTGATGTACCTGATACATCTACTGAGGCTGAACAAATAACCGAAGGTAGAGCTGTAACAGCTGCGGCAAAAGCAGTAGCCATAGCTGAAGGTGTATCTGTGGAGGGAAAACTATAAGGCTCTACTGTATTACCTGAAATCAAATTAATAAATGTCGTACTAGAACCAGGAGGGCCAGGTTCAAACAATACATCTGCAGTAGCTGAAGTAGCTGGAGCGGTTGTAGATGCCTGAATAAAATTGAATACTATCCCCGCTGGTATAGCCGTGTTAGAAGAAGGCCATACGAACAAACAAAGTTTAGTTTGAAAACCACCAGTCACAGAAGTGGTATCTCCAATAACAAGAGCAAAGTTTTGATAACCAGCTGATTGAGTATAGAAATTACCAAATCCACTCAATAGCGGCGTGGTAAAACCAGTCACGGGCAAATGCAAAGTAATAGCTAGTGGCTGTAATGACACAGCCACTAGCTGGTTATCAATTACAACAAATCCCTGTAGCACAGTTTGACACTTAGGATCAATATACGCCGGTGGTGCAGACGAGTCTATACCACCAAAAGGAGCCTCTAGTCCTCCGTAAGTGATCTCTAACTCAACATTGTTATTAGCTATTTCTCGTGTCTTAATTACTCCCACAAGAGACTCCTAGTTACTTGGTGCCAAGGAATAGATCGACTTCGCCGGTGTATGTACCACCAATAGTAATAGGGCCAGAAAGCCAACCCAGTTCACCAAAAGTTATCTGTTGTGAATTAGCTCCCCATATAGAGGTATAAATCCTACCAGCTACGTCTGTAATAGTGAATGTATTACCACTAGCGCCGCCTGTCCAGGAACCACCTTTAATTTTTACATTCTGGGTTCCAAAAGGAGAAGTTACAGCGGTACCGGCACTGAATTTCCAAATACGACCTGTAAAATCTGATGCCATCCTACATTCTCCTTAGTTAAAGTTATAATGACAATGAAACACTACCCCATAAAAAAGCAAATTGCCACTACCCTGAGTGGTGAAATTCAAATTCAGAACCACTTCAGAATCCGGTGTCACTAGCATCGCTGGTGTTGTTACAGCGATGCTTTTAACATAAGGCTGCGCCTGAGTTAACGTTGGTAGACCATTAGAACCAAGGGTAATCAGGTTAGTAATCACAGGCGCTGCATTGTTAGCAAATACTGTATTAGTTAAACCGATAGTAGCCGTAGTAAGAGCTGCTCCTCCAACAGTATAAATAACATCTACACTATCAATCTGAATACCCTTAGGAATAGGCCCACGTTGAAGATTTCCAAGTGTTGCCATGCTAGCAGCCGGAATAGGTGGATACACTGGAAGCATTGAAAGAGGTCCATTTGTATTAGCAACAGCCGACGGACCAGGAACACTTGCGGCTGTACCATACTGCTCCTGATCATATGCTGTAGTAGCATACACACCAGTTCTTAAATACGGCCCGACATTAGCAAACAACGTACTAACCAAAGACTGAGCCAATGTCTGACTAATTAAACCAGCACCCTGTGAAGCAAACACAGCATGTGCCGATGTGTCTTGAAAATCATCAAACCCGATAAAAAACTGCAAATCGGGAAATGATGTATTTCCTTCAAACCTACCTTCACTTACACTCATAATATCTCCTCGGCGCTATGGCGCTGGTTAAACTAGAAAATCCTCAACATCCTCAGCAAAGTCTGGGTTACGAAGTTTATCGACTGGGGCTAGTTCATTTTCCTCTTTACCGTCTGTTAGAACTTGTGCTATTTTAATATCTCTCTCACCTAACAATCCTGGGTTACCATTAGAGTCCTGACAACGTGGACATACTAAAAGGCCACGTTCCCACTGCATATCAGCAATCTTACATTTAAAATCACACCTATCACAATAATGCCACGGCCCACTCCAAAATGAGTGTTTAGGATTAGCCGAGTTGAACTGCCCACCAGCCATTACTTAAACCTCTGGGGTACTGAGAGCAGGGACAATCAGTACCCCATTTTTCATAGCGATCGGCGAGGAGCCTACGGCTATGAACTTTTCTTGAGTATTTGCTCTAGTTCCTCTTTAGAAAGACCCTTAGCAAGTTGCTCAAGTTGTTGTAACGGTGTCAACCTAATACGAGGAGTTGGATTAATAGCTCTGGATTCAAGAAGTTTATCTGTCCATGTAAGATATTCTTCTTTGGTTTTATCCTTATGAGGACAAATTCCTCCATTGGCACTTCGGCCACAATTACAGTTATAACAAAGAATCTGATAGAGTTCTGGTTGATAATTGGCTACAGCATTAGCCATAATTTGATTATCAGCCAAATTTTGTCTGTGTTTACTGCCATCACTATTAACATGATCTAAGGTCAAGAATCTTGGCTCATCCTGACCACAGCAAACACACTTACCTCCATACATAGATAAAAAGGTAAGTTTAGTTCTAACTCTATCCCTTAATCCATAGCAAGCCTTACATCTATGCTTACGATTTTCATTCTGGTTAAAACCCATCTTAGCATTCTGACCAGCAAATGAAACTTGAAAAGCATTCAATGGTTTAAGCTTACCACAAGTATTACAAATTTTAGAATCCATTTGAAACCTCGTATAGGTAATTTTTAGTTATTTATGGCCCCTGCGTTCCCCAGACCCCTTGCCACCTTGTCGCGCCTGCTGACATACGAAGTCTTGTCTTTTGCTTAATCGCATCCGTATCAAAATCATCATCGAAATCAGTTTCTGGCCGAATACGATGAAATACCTTCAACGAATGGTCAATCTTCTCGGCTACCAAGAACCAAGCAGATGGACTGTTAAGCCAAGGAACTTCAATGTTCTTGTAATCTTCAGGCAACAAAGAGTTAATCGTATTGTCCGCTACGTAAGGCTTACCAGTAGAACCCAGAATCTCACGTACCAAGAAACGAAGTTCAGGAGGTGTAATCAGATTAACCCACTTCAAACGAATCGGGAAGCCGGTATTATCAATCATACGAGCTGCATGATTGGTAGCAAGCTGAAGTCCCGCTACGCTAAAGTCTACATCAACCGCCGGACGATTAGGATACGTACCAGGAGCACTAATCACACCGGCTACACCAGGTGCAATCTGAGTAGCCTGTGCGCCCCAGAGCAGATTATGCTGATTGTAGAACAAAGGATTACCGTCAACAGTAGTTACGGCTGAGGTAAATCCTTGGTTAAGCACATTCCACGCAATCATTTCTTCTGTGAAAGCAGCAGCACGCGCCAGCAATCCTGGACCTTTCTTTACAAGCCCATACTTATCATCTTCCCACAGTTCTTTGGAAGTTCTAATTCCAAGACTGTAAGTAAGATGAATATACCGTTTCGACCCACCTTGCTTCATTTCTGTGTAAGATGTGCTAGCATCTTCCGGTTTCTCTAACAAATTCTGAACACCAGCCATTTCAAGTTCTTGCTCGTATTCAGAATCAGATGTTTCTTCGTTGAATACCATCGGATAATCCGACTTCTTCAACTGGGCATCAAGGCTATCGAAGTATATCTTCTTAAGCCCCGACTGCATCAACTGCGGAAATTTCGCTCTTACTTGAGGCATATAAAAGAATCTCCTTCGATTAAGCCACTTGAACAGCGGCGGTTAGAAACACAAAGTTAACTGGTGCATTGACGTAACCAAGAGGACCAGCAGGGAGTCCTACAATCTGAACAATCGCAGAACCACCAGTCTTGTTCTTATCAACATACCAGAAACCGTTAGCATCTTTGGTCATACCATAAGTAAGACCGAGACTCGCCTGCACCGGAGTGTAGTCCGCTGCTACTAAACCGTTGCTGTTATCAAACAAGGCTTGGAAAATATTATCTTGATTCGGCTCCATATACAGAGTACGACCATCTGAAATAGGAGTACCGAGTGCAATATTAAAAGCCAAAGGCTCATTAGGTACTGAACCATATGTCTGAATAGCCCCAGGACCTGTAATCTGACCAAAATACGGAGTAGGTGCTCCAAGTCCAGCAGATCCTAGGTTAAGCCCAAATGACTCAGACACACCTAGAATACCCGCTGTAGTTGTAACTCCATCCCACTGTTGAACAAAGCCAGAACCATTAAGTTGTACAGGCGATCCAAATTGAAACGTCTGCGAGGCTGCCTCAGGCTGCGAGCTGGTATATGGCGTGGTACCCGCCTTCTCCAGCACTTGCAGTATGGGCACATGCGTAGTAAGATTCGCTCCGGCCATACACCAATTCCTCTCTTAGTTATACGTTCGTTATTGTTTTATCCCTGTGTCTAATAGAGTGAAAAACCTGGTTCAAGTATAGGTTCGTCTGAAGTTAGATCAAACGTGCCTTTCAGACGTTGTTGTGGAATTTTATTAGTGTTTTTAAGTTGACGCTGTGAGATGTCGAGTGCCTTACGACGCTTACCATACAAAATACGTTTATGCACTCGCATAGCAATAACGTCAACGTAAATGTAAAGATCTTCACTGTCAAACCTGAGGGGTAACTTAAAATGTGGATCGATGTGTTCTGGCTTAATACACTCATAACCCTCAGCTAAAAGTTGCCCAAGCCTACGTTGATCCTTAGATGACCATACAACTTCATACGCCTGATCTTTAAGTTTAAGATTCATGTAATCAGGCACGTCATGTTCAATTACAGGAATGTAAATATCTTGTCTGTAAGCATCCTGCTCTGAGATCTTAGTCCAATCAGGCTCTTTGGGTTTAGAAGCCTCGGCGCGAGCTTTCTTTCTCTCCTCTAAAATACGGTCAATCTCATTTTCAAGAGCTTCAACCGTTACTCCAGCCTTTAAAATACTCTCAGCAACACTACGAGTAGGTGTCACAGGTTGAGCAGGAGTTACGGGATTGGGATCAGGAGCCTGCACTGTTGGCTTCTCCACCGCGTTTACAAAAGGTGTATGTTTAATCTCAGGCATTATACGTAACCAATCCCTTCTGCATCAAGCATCTTGCGATATTCACCTGGTTTAAAGCCAAGAAGTTTTGCTGCTTTAGCAATATCATCTTTCTGGCCTAGAGAATCAAATGGAACTTCAGAATCTCCTGTACCAGTTCCAGAACCTGCACTCCCGCTGCTTGTTCCACGTGAACCACCGTCGGAAGATGCAAAACGATTCTTCAACTTGCCTTGTACAATCTCATCAATGTGATTACCAACAATGGTCTTGTAGCAATTCTCAACTACAGACCGATCATTGCGATTCTTAAGTGGTTGACCCTCAATTAATTTGTCAACCTCTTTCTTAATATCACCATGATAATACGGAAAGTCCTTTTCACTCTCAAAGACCTCACGCTTAATATTATCAGCACGTAGAGTAAGAAGTGCAATATTGGTATCACGTGTGGCATTCTGAACCGCAATTTCAACACCACGTTTCGGATCAGTAATCATCAATTCATCAAGTTCAGCGTCAGTGGCTTCTTGACTTTTAGCAGCAGCCGCCGCTGCTTGTTTCTTCTTTGCTTCTTCACGTTCACTCTTAAACATCGTAATAAACTCATCAACAGAATCAAGCTTTGAGAGTTTCTTATTTACTTCTTCAAGTTTGCTAGCAGCCCCTGCTCCTGCTTCAATTTGTTTCTTCAGCTCATCAGGAAACTCAATCTCACCTGATTCTGATTCTGGCTTCTTCATCCAGGGTAGTTTCATTGATTACCTCCTGCATCATGCATTCCAGTAGCTTCATTTGCTGCTTGCATTCTAGCTACTGTTCTTTGCTTTTCTTCTATTTGTTGCCTAGTGGTTTTAATAACCTCTGGCAAATCAATAAGCGTTGATGTAATATTGAGTTGCATCTTGAGCATCGCCGCTGATGCTTTTACATCCTCGCTTGATTTAGTTATATCCATAACTCTAACTTGTGTAATAGCCTCTTCTTTAAGGCTCTTGAGGAGACATAATACTGGTTGGAACTGCTCCTCCTCCCACAGATCCTTGAGGGACTCCTGATACGGCAGAAGGTCTGCCACTGTTTTGATTTCCATTCCCCACTCCTTGTGTTAGTTGTTGCATTGCTTGATCAACAATAGCTGAAACACTAGGTATTAGTGTTTCAGTATTATCCTTATTAAAGGCTCGTAAAAGCCCAATCATTAAAGCTCTACCAGCTACTAAAGTATCGAGATAATACTTCTTCATATCAGGCGGTATATTTGGGGTGTTAATTGCCTGAAGAATTTGAGCCTGCTGTTGATAAAAACGATCGAGCCGATCTGATAATAGAATGTCATTCTGTCTATCTAATTCTTTATTCATCGACGCCGAAGCTGGACGGAGACGAAGACCTAAAGTTCCTTCTTTGTATAACTCAAGAGCCTTTTTTAATTGGTCAGCGTTCGTACCATACTTCTTCAGCCTATCTCCAATACCAAAATTGGAATACATTGTAAGAAACTTAAGCCCCAACTTAACATGTGCCGCACGCATATCACCAGTACGAAGATTATTTCTATTGTTAGCCTGATTCATCACCATTGATGTACCAGCAGCGCTGTAAATTCCACGCTTGGGATTAACAATCCCACCACCAGTTCCACCAATCGCCGGATCTACTCCAACACGCTCTTTAGCTACCGCCATGTGAAATTGATCGGGCCCATCGGAATAACCTATATCAGCGCCAACTTGAATATGTTCAACTTCATCCTTGCGAGCGGGTATTCCGACTCCTGGAAATACATCAAGAATGGATGTCAACTTACTCTCAGGGTCAATCCTCCACGCACCAAGCATAGCATAGTTGCGATTATTAGTACGCCAGTTATTATTGTTAGAAAGTTCAGTCTGTGCAATGCGAAGCATCTCAGCAAAACCCTTACCAAGATAACTCTCATCATCATATGCAAGTTTCATATCTTGGTAAGGTAACATATTCTTTGGATAATTATTAAAAGTTATCCAGAGAACTCGATCGCTGCGTTTGTGGTAGCGAGCTTTAAACGCATACTCATCGCCACTCAGACGGTACTTAAACTCAAGGTTATAAATATTCCACCGTGCCGCACCTGTATCAATCCCACCGTTATCAATATCAAACGCTTGATTAATCTCACGCTCCATCTCAGTTTCTTGAATAGCATCAGGTTGAGAGAGCAGATAATCAATATCGGATTGCTTGTAATACGGTGACTGACTTCTAAGATCTTGTAATGCCCACATATCAATAGGCTCTATGTGGCCACACAGCTTCATATTCTCAAGCTTCGGAATCGATGGGTCAAATATAAAACGATTCAGCGGTAACAGTTCTGGTGAAGGACCATCCTTTATAGTACGAAGACTCTTCTTGCCTACCGGTGGATCGTTATCTTCCATACCACCACCAGTATAAACATATTCTACCTGTTGCTTAAAGTCATACGGTGTATAAATAATACCAGTCCCGTATTTAATCGCTGAATGATCCGCAGACTGCTCAACTCTATATAAATCAAGTTCATCCGGATCATACGCCATATCCATCAAAAATGTTTGAATAATTTGCTTGAGTGCCTCACCATCTTTCGATGCCAAATCGCCAGATATAGTAGCACCCCAAAGAGGATCGTACATCCAAATCCCGCCCATGATTCGGGCCAGAAGTTCGTCACTATAAGTGCCAATGATAGGAATAACAAGGTTAGCAGCTCCAGGCCAAGGCCAATCAACGTCTTTGTTCTTTGGGCGAGCATTGTATAACCTCACTAACTCCGGCAACTTTTCTGTTCTAAACTGAGACAATCGCCGATCAAGATGAGCAACTTTATCACGAATGAAGGTACACAATTCCTCATAGTGATCTTTACCTATAAGTTTCTCAGTAACTTCAATCGGCGGTGTGTATGGCATTATTCACCCTTAAAAATGTAAATGATTACTAATAATATCCCCAAGCATAGTAAACAGCGCAGCTATTAGAAGCCATTTTAACGTATCAGTGTTCTTTACAAATTTCTCCACAGCAGTTTCAAGCCTATCAAGTCGCAGAGTCACCGGCGGATCTTCTTTTCCACGACCAAAATACATATCAATTTCCATCTTTTCGACTTTAGCTTCCACGGTATCCATTCTTTCGTTACACTCCTTGTTTGTAGGATATTTGTTATCGTATGTTGTCATTCTTGTCCCCAGATACTAGGCAACGGCAGAAGCAATTCTTGCCCTGAAACTACTCATTTGTTTGTCCATAAACTCTCGTGTGTTATCTTCTGAGCGGGTGTCAAACTTCCAGAGCATTAAACCTTTACGATCTTTTACTAGTCCATACGAGATTACATCCAACAAATCAATAAGACCCTTACGTTGACCAAACGATTCAGCTTCTTCTTTAAACTCTACACAATTATTAACATCAAGCCAAAACTCATGACGTTCTACTACGGGAATAAAATTCTCAATCCGTTCCATTTTAGCATCCGCTTGCTGAGGAGTGAATAATGGAACTATTTGAATTGAAGCTAACTCTGGTCTGTCATGGGAATGTTCTTGTACAAATTGCTGTAGATGATACAATAGATATTTCTGCGCTCCAACTGCTTCGACATGGATCTTGGTAAGTTTCCATTTAATAGCGTAGAAGAAAATACGAGCTACAAACTCACCTATAGGACACGCCTTGGCCCATTGGTCAAGTAAATACACTCTACGGGGGTCAATAGAGACCCCCGTGACGGCTATAGCATGACGGCAACGTCCATTCTTTCCGACTTCTTTTCCTAAGTGTGAGCCACCATGGTTTGGATCTACTACCATATAGCGAGCTAGATTACGAGGATACACGTCTTTTTCAGCATCACCTTGTGCTACATGATGACGAATTGCTATACGGTATTGCTCCGGCGCCGCATTAGCGAACTCGAATAACCGGCCAGCTAAGTGAGCTGGAAGTTCCTTAGGGATTGAAAGTGCGCCGGTTACTTTCTCGAAGTTAAAGTATCTGAAGTCTCCCATGTTGAAACGCGACTTGCTTGGATCAATTGGGAAATTGAGGAATTGACAGGAGAAATGGTATGATCCAAGACGGCGCTTCCAGCGAAGAAGCTTTTCACGGGTGAAAGCTTCAGGAAAGATTGGTTCCCCAAATGGATGCAAGTCACAACAACCCCCGAGGGCAGAATGTGTGACAGGAACGAAGTAGGGTTCTTCGACTCTAATATGTGAGTTGAGATCATCATGACTCCATCTATTACCAACCACTATCTCATCAAAGTCTCGTCCTGGGTTATCGGGATTATTATCAGTCGCCCCAACAAGAACCTGATGGTAGTCGATAGTATCTTGCATAACAATCGACGATTTCCGTGCTTCACGGCCAACCAAGTCATCTTCAATAACCACATCATAGTGGCGCGATTGGAGAGCCGCTCCAACACCGATGAAATCATACGTGCCTTCACCTTGACCAGCTCCTGCTGGTGTACGACGGTGGTGCATTGATTCTTTTGTCCACACGTTACGCTCAGTCGGCATAATCTCCGGAAAGAGATGCCTAAACAGAGTGTTGTTTTCGTAGTGATTACTAATACGAACACCTAGTTTAACGGCATTTGTGATTGTCTCTGACACGAGCAGGATTCTGATATCTTGAGAATGTGTTCTTCGCATCCATTCAATATAGAGATCAGAGTATCCGGCATTACTAAACAGATCGCACTCTCGGTCTCCAAAAGGTAAAGCTCTCCAAAGTGGAAACCCTTCAGAATATATTGTGGATTTGAAGTGGTCACGAGGGATTTCAATTAGCTCCTTTAGACCATCTTTCATTGGAATGAGACACATTTGATAGTGGAGATTCTTTGCTTTATCAGGATTCTTAGAGAGACGATTCTTGCCCAGTACGATTGTAATAAAGTAGTACAGGTCCATCAAGGAATTCATTCTGTATATGTGACGCTTCTCTTGTGGATCTTTTACAATATCCGTCGGGATCAAATTGTATCCCAGAACGGTTGAACGAGGTACGAAAGTATCTCCAAGTTCTCCAACCTCAAGAGCACGAAGACCGTCTCGTAACCTCTGTTCAAACTCGCGCTGGCTCATTAGACAGTAGGGGCTTTCGTATTAGCACCGATAGGAGTTAAACTAGGATTATTAACCGTAGCAATAAGTTCTGCTATCTCTTCTGCCATACCGTTTATGATTGTAGAGGCTGGAATGAACAGAGGTTTCTTCAGACACTGAACGGTGAGAATGTTAGTGGCTGAATCGTACTTATAAGTGAACGTAAATGATCCGTGTACAATCTCGCCAGCAGGTGCTGTATCAGTTTCAGTAATTGGATTCGGTGTTACGCCAGTGTCTTTTTGAATTTTTGTAGCAAACGCCGTATACATTGCTGGAGTGAAGTGATTAAATGTTTGTAGCTGTAAAGCCATATCGAAGTCTCCTTAGAGAAGAGTTTTTGTTGCTACCTGCGTTTGAACAGAAGGCGCTGAAGCCGGTGCGACGGGAGTTGTTACGGTTGCAGCACCAGGAAGATTCTGCAAAAGTTGAATAAATAATGAAACAATCGCTTGCTGTTGTGTGGTTTCAATTGTAGAACCACTTGCAGATTCATACTCAGCAAAAGCTGCCTGCGCATCTGCTATCACTAAAGCTGTCATCTGAGTCGTAGTTAAGCCTGTTGGAACATTTGCCGCAAGTCCTTGTGCTGCTGCGATAGACTTTTGAATTGAGGTTAACAACGGTGATACCGCTGGAAATGCAATTTCGGCAATCGAGAATCCAGTAGACTCAATCTCTTCTGCGGTCTTATTGGTGAAGAACCATTTAATACCTTCACCAACTTTATCAAGCACGTTAACAAATGAATTTGTAGTTGTCATTGTCCTACTCCTTTGTTAAAGATTAACTACAGTCTTGTCGTACTCGTTCCAATCTACATTAAGTTCTGCTGCTACCAGTCGTTCAATTGAAGTAGCAAAGAAATGCTCCTTACGATAAGGAGCAAGTATATGATTCCCAGGCTCGTCGGTGTTACCTTCAGCCCGATGAGCCTCAAACATCTTGTCGAAAGCAGTTACATCTTCCTCACGAATACCACGTTTGTGGCAAAGATAAGCCTCAATCATCTCGTGAAGACCGACAAGAAACTCATAATCAGCATTCTTCATTTCTGACACAGCAATGTGAAGAACAGGCCCTTCAACTGGAGTGCCTCTTTGACCACCGCCACCTTCGGCGGTGAATTGCCAGTCTCCGACTGTCGGGTACCGCTGTTCTGAGTGTGCGATTGTATCAATATATATGTGCATGTTTACTGCTCCCTGGTCTCGACAGGCATCGCCGCGAGTGCATCAACCGTAAGACTTGTGTTTTGTTCAAGATCAGTCAATGCTTGTTGTTGAGCTTCAACTGAAAGTGTGGTGCCCTTTGCAAACAAGCCACTCGTCGCAATCACATCTTCTATTAACCCTTGTTGTGTGGATGGTTGTGCGTGATTCTTAATTGCCTGAATCACTCCACGTGAAGCCGCATCTGTCTGTTCGAAGTCAAACTTATCAACTGGTTTAACTTCGGTGCGAGATACCTTAGCAAATGTTCCCTCACGGTCCATGACTTCTAGAGCCACGGCGGTTTTGTGTTTCTTATCGGCGATTGTGAGAGCGGGTTCTTGTAGAGTGTTTGCAAGATGCTGAAGCGCCGGTGGAAGTAACTGTGTGAGCATCTCTCTGCGCTGAGATGCTATCTGTGCGAGAGCTCCTTCATGATCGACTATGATTCCATGGGTGATCTTGATTCTAGCGGCGAGATAATCCGGTTGCCGCTTGTACCACATGAAACGATTCACGCTGATTCCGGCCATTGCAGCTATGGCAGCAGCTGTAAATTGAGCGTTTTCGAGACGAATCAAAGTCTCGATCATTTTATTCTTCTTAAAGGATGTACCTTTACCGGGACGTGAACCAATCTTAGTGTTTGTGGCTGGTGCGTAGGAGCCACCATAGTGAAGATGAGATGTAGGTGTAGTTGTCATCTAAATTTGGGCTCCGCTGCTAGAATCACGTTCCTGAGTCACGTCATGAAATTTATTTAGATACGTCGAAAAAGCTCGGAGAAGCGGGCTGGCACAAGCAGCATTGTCATGCTCTGCACCTACCAACCTCTCCGAGTCCCATGCGTGTTCGTCCGCCTCTTGTTTGTATGAATCCATGTCCTGACGCATCACAGAGCTGATCTCAGATGGTGTGTCTCTGGTGTCGCGTGTGATACACTTCTCCATACCACTAAAGCATACCACACACTGCGTGTGGTGTCAAGGGTTTTTTCAGTATTTCTCGCCCCTGAAATACCCTCATCCCCACCTGTATACGGTTGGCGCGCTGCGCCGTAGACACTAATTTTTATTTCATTTTATTTAATAAACTCTTTAACTGTTGCTGTAATCTATATTGTTTTTGATACTCTATATAACATATCTTACACTGTTTATTACCAGTTTTTGGATCTGTCTTAGTGCTCTCTTGGTTATATTCATGTCCCTTTGGACAATGAGTTTTAGCCACTACACCTAAAACTGCTGTGCCTGCTTTTACAGAATCTTTATAATTATCCAAATGTGTTCCCATATATGTATGATATAAATTAAAACATAATCTATTATTACAACTATGACAAACTAATAAATTATCCTTGTATTCATCAGGTTTTAAAAGTTTAAAAAATATTTTATGAACTGTAACACGTTTTCCCTTGTATTTTATAAGACCATAACCTCCATCATTAGTCTTACCAGTGAAATTCCAGCAGCCTTTCTCATCAATAATCCTCTTCTGTAAAATTCTAGTAATTACATCACACTCATCAACTCCTAGTTTAACTGCCCTTAATACAATCTCACTTTCTTCCATAATACCTCCTCATTTAGCTATCATATCATACAGGACTGAGCTTGTCAAATTTATGCCGACCTCTAACTCTTTGACACCATTAGACTTACAACAAAGGGGGTCCAATCCCCACATCTCAAAAATCTTAGAATTTTAGTAACAGAGTCCCCCCTCAATCTCACACAGGAATAAATTTTTTGACCCCCACCTTCGGGTATCGCAGTGTGGGACGGTGTATCACGGTAGATGCTATAACACAAGACTGTGAAGATGTCAATACAACTTTCTAGCCATTGTACCAGGTAGCAGGGAGCGTAGACTGGTATCAGTAACAGGGAACAGGAGAGATAACCTGGACCCGGTCGTCCGTGGCAGACTCCTATCGTGGTACTAGTTGCTACTCACTGTATATGAGAGTCCAATCGGTTACACGTTGACTGCTACGGCTGCGCTGTATTCATTGACAACTTGAGATTGATATTAGCAGGGAAGGCGCTACGCGCCTGAGTGGAAACACGCTGCCTGCTAGGCACAAGGGTAACTAACCTTGTGCTAGGGGGAAAACACAATGGAGAATAATCGCAAGGGTACAATCAAGCCAGCGTACATCTATGACTTGGTTGACTGGAATTCACGCTGTTCGTTCTGTATGAATGACAGCGCGGATCATACCGTTGAAGAGCATGAGACAAGCATCGCGAATGCACTACGACGCGAATGTGATAGATACCAGAGTCTTATGCGTGCGGCTAAGAAACAGTATGAAAGCGCTTAAGCCGCGCTAGGGTTCCTCCTAGCACAGGGCTAGTCCCTGTAGAGGAGAATGATTATGTCACAAGAAACATTGAAGGATCAGCTTACCGCTGTGGTGGCTGAGCAGACGCATAGCGTTATTGCTATGCTGACGGTGGAACAACAGGCTGCGCTTGAGGCTAAGTTGCTGGCACTTCCAATCGAAGTACGAAGCAGTTTGGCTGCGAAGTATCCCACGCTGTCAAACGTCGAGGCGTACATTATTCGTCAAATGGTACGTGAGGCGAACGGTAGACTGGCGAGCAACAAACGGCCGGTTTGGTATTCAATCCTCAAGACGAACGCCGATTCGCTTCGTTCATCCAATAAGGACGTAGCAACCTGGGCAGAGACACAGCTCCGAAATCTGGCAGAGGAGATTGATACCAAAGAATCAATCAATCTGCTTAAGAAATACAAGGTATCGCAGGATACTAACAGCAAAGATGCTCACATTGTGAAGTTGTGTGGTATCTTCGGTGTGAGTCCGGCGAATCTGGCTTGACAGTGGTGTGTGGACTATGATGGCCACCCAACCCGCTCATTAGATGTGAGTTAAGGGAAGGGTGGCCATCTGTCCAAGTTGTGTTGGCTCGCGGGCATGCCGCGTCTCTCGCGAGGTCGGTGTGCATGTTCGGATAAGCTATTCTCTTATAGTATATAGTTAAAAAAAAAAATAAAAAAATATATATAATATACATACATATATAAGAAAAAACTCTCTTCTCTCGTGATGCACGCGAGGTCGGTTGAAGGCCGGGGTCGCGGGTGACGTGAACAACTTGGACAGAGGGGGAGAGATGGGTTAAACCCAATGGTTTCAACCGTTTATCAAGAGATGCGCATGGGTACGCTTCCCACATTTGACTTGACAAGTCCTGATGGGCCATGGTATGCTTATTAAATGGAGTGTGATATGCCTCTGTTAAAAGCATTACAAAACAAAGGATTAGGACCGGAGCATTATGAGTATGTTAATGCTATGCAATTGTATAAGCAGGCTTGTAAACGTTATGCTCGTGTTCCGAAAGATTTTAGGTTTTCTAATGAACCGCTTAAGAGGCTCCAGTTCTTTAATGAGCAAGAGTTGTATAAGCTAGAGTGTAGGAAATATCACCTAGCACGTGGTAAATGGTTGGAGTTTAAAGCGGAGCAAAAGCTAGGCTCAGAATTAACTCCCGCAAAGATTGCAGAATTGCTAAGAATTGAAATACCTTCGACACAGAAAGAAATTGAAGCTGATATCAAACGTGAAGCGATAGCTGATTCATTTACAAAAGAAGAATTAGAGAAACTTAAAAAAGAAGTCAGAGAACGCGCTGGGATAAGCACAAGAGAACAGTTCAAGACATCGAACACTGCAAATGATCCCACTGTTAATGACTTTGAACCTTTACCAGATGATGAGGAGAAGAATAAATAATGTACTTCTATATTATCTGGAAAAAAGCTTATGCTAGACCATGGAAGGATTATGAAGAGCAAATTGCACCCATTCTCAAAGCTATTCCTGAAATTGAAGCTGTTGAAATAAGCGACAGCAAAAGAATTTATGGATGGGGTTTGAGAATAAGAAAAAATAACAAACAGGGAAAATAACAAATGGCAAAAAACACAAATCGAACCGCACAGGCATCTATACCGAGTCTTGAGCCTGAACCAGAACCTAGGGTCACGCTATTCAACGGTGATGACCCGAAGCTGGCTCTGTTAGTTCGTTCGTTGCATGAACGTATGCAGAATGATCCAACGGCGCCAACACTATCACTGTCGTATGATGCACAAGCACAGGTGTACAAAGCACAGATCATACGATACAAAAGCGTAAATCATCAATACGCGTATGTATTGTGCACAGCAACTGCTACAGACATACGCAAAGCTATTGGCGGAGCACTTGCACAGTGGATTGAACGTATCACACCGAAGCAGAGTGCGACGGAGATGCTTATCAACTAACTACAACGCTAACAACCAAAGGAGAGTGACATGACACAAAAGAAAGCAGTAAATAAAAAACACTACGTGATAGTTCGCACATACTCCGCTGGAGTGTTTGCTGGCTATCTTGAATCACACAAAGGTAAAGAAGTAACACTTTCCAATGCTCGTCGTTTATGGTATTGGAGTGGAGCCGCTTCCTTATCACAGCTTGCAATGGAAGGAACAGCTAACCCAAATTATTGTAAATTTCCAATTGCAGTAGACTTTATTACTTTAACGGAAGCTATTGAAATCATTAACACAACAGAAAAAGCAAGAGTTTCTATTGAAAGAGTAGCCATATGGAAAATATAGACTATGGCGACGGCTCTGGCTCTGGCTCTGGCTCTGGCTCTGACTCTGGCTCTGGCTCTGGCTCTGGCTATGGCTCTGACTATGGCTTTGGCTCTGGCGATGGCTTTGGCTCTGGCTCTGGCTCTGGCTCTGGCTATGGCTCTGGCTCTGACTATGGCTTTGGCTCTGGCGATGGCTTTGGCTCTGGCTCTGGCTCTGGCTATGGCGACGGCTCTGGCTCTGGCTAATTGTATCTGTCATCATTCTCAATATATTCATTACAAATTAACAGGAGCCTGTGATGCTCAAGATTTAATAACAGGTAAAACTTGTGAATGTAGTGAGTACAGAGAAGATGACAGCAAGAAACAAAAAACAGAGCCATTACCATTACCACAACAATCAACAGATTTAAATGAGAACTAAGATGTTTTTAGTTCTCTTCCGGATAGTGATGGAATACTCAACATAAGAGATATTCCGAAACACGAGCATAGCTGTATAGTCTCCTATCCGGAAGAGAACCAAAATCATCAAATTGAACAAAGGAGAATCAAAATGACACTTGAAAATTTGACAATGAAACAGTTACAAGCAATACTAAAATTGCTAGACAACAAAGAAGAAAATTCCACTGACAAACAAAATCATGGAATCCAAATAGTTGTTGCGGATCGTGGCTTTATCTATGTAGGTGAGGTATCAACTGATGCAGAATGGGTGTATATACAAAAAGCATCCAATATACGCCTCTGGGGAACAACTAAAGGACTGGGTGAGCTTGTAAATGGTCCTTTAGCCAATACAAAATTAGACAAAACAGGAAATCTGAAGTTATCTCGCAGAGCTTTAATTAGTCTAATCAGTGTCGAGGAGAATCCATGGAAATCTGTACTTTAACACTTTCTGGCGATGGTTCTGGCTCTGACTCTGGCTCTGGCTCTGGCTATGGCTCTGGCTATGGCTCTGTCTATGGCTCTGGCTCTGGCGATGGCTATGGCTATGGCTCTGGCGATGGCTATGGCTATGGCTCTGATGATGGCTCTGGCTCTGGCTCTGGCTCTGGCTCTGGCTATGGTTATGGCGATTGCTAATTGTATTTGAACAAAGGAGAATATCCCAATGGACGCAAAAACAGAATCACTTTTGAAGCTGTACAAAGCAATACTCAAAATGGGACCACTTCAAGACAGCGATCTAACTAGACTTGATACTCTAGTAGAAGTAGCATTTCAAGCCGGTCGTGCCTCTGGTATCGATGAAGGTTTACGTATTCTAGAAGAGAAGAGTGAATACTACATCCAAGAAATTTCATCTCCATATATATCAGAATACACTAAACCTGTTTATCCAGCTAATTGTCCTGTTTGTAAGACAAATAAGATAAACTAAGTTTTTATAAAAACACCATACGTAGGGTCAGAAATACTATAACTTATATTATAAACTCTACGTATGGTGTATATATCACCGCGCACGGTTGTCTACGCGGGAGTTGCATAGTTTACGAACTTGTTTTGTCCTAGCCGTTCTGAGAATGGTGACTGTGAAGGCGGTCTTAATGAGGAACGCCAGTCCGGAGCGGCTAGGAGAGCACAAGACAGAACTAAAACAGGAGAATAACCATGACACCAGAAATAAGAGATACCATTGTAGGTGTAACAGCATTTGTTTTATGGACAGCGTTTGTGATCGTGGTGTTGGCGATTTTCTAACCTTACAAAAAGAAGGTGTAAAATGTTTGTATTAACTGCCGATAACAAAATCGTAGAAGGTAGAGAACTCTCTACCGAAGAACTTAATGCGATGAAATACTTTGACGAACATATTCACGATAAGTGTTATCTAACTTCACGTGAAACTAATTACATCAAAGAATTCATCTTTACGGAATTCGATATAAAAGTCAAAATTAATGATAAATCAAATGAACCCACTACAAATAACGCCGCAACGTCTGTTTTAGATCAACCTGAAAGCGCCGAGGGTTAAATTTTTCACTTGACAACCACCCACCTGGCATGGTACAATTAAGAAATGGAGCCTAACCATCATGGCAGATCAAACCGAACCAAACACAGCAACCCAGCCTGCACCACCTGCGCCTGTTACATTCCCCCTTGAAATTGACGTACCAATCACATTCAAGATTCGTATTGATGTGAAGGAACTGTACGATTACTACACCGCAGATAACGGTGTCAATGCGGTAGCTGATCTCTATGATATCCTTGACGATCAGATGTTTGGAACCGTAATTTCCATTAACGGTATGACACCTGAAGATATACGAAAGATGTTACAAAATAACACGTAGCTAATGACTACTGAGAAAGTCTTCAAACGATGCTTTCTCAGAGTGGCAGAGATAAAAGCACCGATGGGTTCTCTTACATTATTCTCCTTCCCATCCTGAGCTTAGTATACTGCCACTCTGAGAGTGCATCGTCAATACACACAGACATTGTACTCTATCCTGCGAAGCAGGGGTTTTGCAAAACTCGCATCATAAATCAAACCGCAGCATAGCTGCATGAAATGGAGAAATACAATATGACAGACGCAGTTGAAACCACGGGCGCACTAACAACGGAAAAATTCACATCCCGTAAGTACGTGAAACTCGGCACCGACGACAAGGGTAACACTGTTATTACTGACACGAAGATTCAAGCTGAAGCTCAAGCGAAGGTAACCGATCCTAAGAGTGATAAGGTCGGCATGGCTGTTAACTGGGCAAAGCTTGAGGAAGCTGGCTATACACTTTTCAGTGAGAATGAGTTTGTTCGTTACACTGTCAAGAGTGTAGAAGGGTTCCAACACCTGATTCCTGCTGAGGACCAACAAGTCTATATCATCCAAGCTGGTCTCAATTATATCCAGAATGCGAAAAGCAATAAACTCATGGATGAAACAATCGAAGGCGCTCCTGAGCCTACGCCGGCATCCAATCAGGAAACGATTGATCTCCGTGAATCAATCAATGAACCCCCTACACGTAAGTCCCTGACTGACATGGAGAAGCTCCAGAAGCTGCTCGGTGGTTTGAATCTGACCGCAGAACAGAAGAAGGACCTGCTCGTGTCTCTGGCTGCGACACAGGTAGAAGCAGCAGAGCAGGAAGTGGAAGCGTAATATGTCACACTAAGAGCGAGGGGATCAACCAATCCCCTCTTCTCTTTCTATAGAGGCTCTGCTTAGCCCACCTCGTATTTTCATACGGTCTGACAAGCGTAAGTCCTGAAATATGGTAGCTATCAAGACTATTGTACAGCGTGGAGACCTAACGGAGCCTCTATAGAAGGAGAATCACTCCTTAAGTAACATAAATTCTAGTCTCGTCGAGACAGAAAGGACACGTAAATGTACGTGTTTTTTGAACACCATCGTGACCCGTCGGGTCAAATCACTCTAACTGAACTACGTCTATCTAGCTATCCAGATTGGCTACGGATTCAGTTTAAGAATGCAACCGAGAATACCGCATTTGAAGCTGCCAAAGTACTATTGAAACAAGCCCCGGTAGCGGTTAGATCATGCGACACCGATTTAAAAGTCTGGTCTTACCTTGGCTCAGAGTGGGGACAACGTACTTTAGACCAACTCAAAGCGGTAATCTCGAACATAACACCGGTCAAATTCGTAGAGGTCAAAGACCTCCGCATGTACGCGGCGGTTAACCGCTATGATCCGAGTCGTAAACAAGAGATTAAGGTAGAAGATTTCTTCTATCAACACGCACCAACAGTCACAGTTGTGTCGAAGGAATCCATCACAATACAGCTTACGAAACTATTAGAAGTCAGTGAAGCTGAACTACACGCTGCTGATAAAGACACTCTCAAAAAGCTATATCGTCGTGCGTGTCTTAAACTGCACCCAGACCGTAACAACGGTAACGGTGCAGCTATGAGTGAACTCAATATGTTATGGGGGATTTATAATGCCTAAACCACAACTCTCAGCGATAATAGCACTTCCAATCAATCAAGCATACATCTGCTCTGAGTGTGATGTTGTAATGAATCAGGTTCAGTGTCCGTATTGTCTAACAAATAACTCAGCACCGTTGAGTACGTGGTTGAATCGAAATATTAAAAATAAAATTAAGACAAAAACAGCAATTATGCGATATGCTGTTTTACCTGAAGATGAAGGAAGATCAGAATTAATTATGATTGTAGATTCTGAGGAAGAAGCCAAAGAATGGATAAAAAATCAAACTGATGAGTATTTCAGACCGTCAGATTATTATATAATGAAACAAATAATCTGATGAAAAAGGAGAATCTCAATGCCAAAGAAACCAATAATTCTATGTAAGCACTGTGGACATAGAATTCACCAAATTGGAAAGCGTCATAAAGCAATTAGAGATGGTGTACCGCGAGGTTCATGGATTCATTATCCATTTACATTCGGTCCATATGAATATTTTACGTGCCAAGTACAACCCATTGGAAATAGAACTGTATATGCAGAACCAAAGGAGAATCCCGAATGTCAAACTTCCAACTCGGTAAATACGCCGTCGGCGTAGACGCTAAGAAAGCGGCGATTGAAGCGGCGCGAGGCAAGTCACAGAGTGACTCTGCTATAGTCAAATGGATCAATCCCGCCGACTGCCCTGAACGAAATCGTATCGTCTTTGATGACTCTAGCTCCATGAACGGATACATTGAAGATGCGAAGAAAGGTGTAGTCGAGTTTCTCAAGAACTGCACTCCTAACCAAACAGCCGTAGCTATTCATCCTATGAATAGCCCTGAGATGAAACTACAGAGTGACTTGATTCAACTCGCACTTGACATACAAACCAAGCACTTCAACAGCGGTGGAACACCGTTCTTTAACACAATGAAAATCGCTCTTGAGGCAAAACCAACACTCACGCGATTGGTCGCGTTCACAGATGGGTCTCCGACAGATAGATTACAACCAGAGGAAGGTGAATCTACTCTACGTGGGTATTATCAACGTGATTATTGGCACGATAGCGCTGACATCATTATTAAAATCGCTAAGAATATTGTACCGGATAAGTGTATCCCCATCGACACCGTATTCTTTGGTTCACTTGGTAACATCGTGGAGATTAAGCTCTTGAAGTATCTCTCCGAAGCCACCGGCGGTATCTTTCTACACTTTGATCCCGCGAAGATTAACTTTAAAACAGCGTTTAAGTATCTTGCGCCGTGCTACAGAGCTATGCTGACTGATGGCGGCTTTAGAGCCGCGGTGGAGAGGGGGGAGAAGAAATGACACCAGATAATGATTTTACTATCAGAGTAATATTTAAACATCCCCCCATTCCGATAAGACATTTTGACTGGCTAGCTTATGTAGATGGGCAGGAAGAATCTGGTTTACACGGTACAGCAGAAGAGCCTCTTCAAGCAGTTAGAAACTTATTAGACCAGATTGAGGAGGCGTAAGTGCTCCCATCTCAACAAGCAAATAGTTTAGCAAACGCGATAGCACAGTATCCCGAAGCTACTCGTCAGCAAATAGCACTCTTGACCCGTCGCCTCTTAGTACTCGGCTTTGCTGGTGCTTTCACACGTATGGTAGAAGGTCCAGTAGTGTGTACCTTCTATTTCAAACCTCAAGGTGATAGTCAATTCTCGCGTGTGCTCAATAAAGAAGAAGAACTCGCCGGAGCACTCTCAGTTGAGTCTGTACGTGTTGAGCGTCTACTAGGTGAAATCTCAATCGCTCTCCCACGTCCTGACCGTCAACTAATCTGTTTCGACAAATGCATCCACACAATGATGACTTCACCAATAACCGCTAACATGGCTCTACCACTACTAATGGGCCAATCACCAGACGGAGAATATCTCTATGCTGATCTCTCACTACAGCCTCACCTCTTGGTGGCAGGGGCTACCGGCTCTGGGAAAAGTGTGTTTACAGCTCAGCTTGTATGTAGTCTTAGTCTCTTTAGAGATACTGATACTCTTGAGTTTATACTCGTTGACACCAAGAACTTAGATTTAGTGTTGTTCAAGCCGTTGGAGCATGTTAAATACATAATCAACAATATTCCCGATACACGTGCCGTACTGCAAGAATTACTTCGCGAAGTACGATTTCGCAATAGTCAAATGTCCGGTGTGGCACGTAATATTGGAGAATGGAACACTCTCTACGGTGGGTTTGAAAAACGAATGAAGTACAAAGTCTTAATCGTAGATGAACTAGCAGACGTGTTCGATCAAGATAACACTCTGCTCCGTCCAATTCCACGTAAGGAACGGCCACCGTCCATACAAGAACTGTTAAAGCAGATCGCCCAGATAGCACGTGCGGCTGGAATCCACTTGATCGGCGCTACTCAACGTCCGAGTGTTGAGGTACTGCCAGGTGATATTAAAACCAACTTTCCAGCTCGCGTCTCGTTCAAGCTACCTACACAGATAGATAGTCGGGTGATCCTTGATGAGAAAGGTGCAGAATCTCTATTAGGACGGGGTGATTATCTTTACAAAGTATCAGGAAACGATACCGTTAAGCGTGCTCACAGTGCCTTTGTAAGCATGACTGATATTGTAACAATCATTGAACAAAATTCAGAGATAAGGAGAAGTTATGATAGAACCTCAATATCTGGGTGATAGTGTTTACATTCAAAATGATGATACAGCAGTAGTATTAACTACTGGGTCACATGATATAGACAACGCGGATCAAGTTATCTATCTTGAACAAGAAGTTATTGCTCAATTTTTAAATTGGTTGGAAAGGAGCAAAGCATGACCCAACTAGAACAAGCAATACCCGCTCTCTGCGCCTGGCGTGAGGCACGCGGTGGTGGTACACCTGGGATGCAATCAGTAATCAACGTTTTATCCAATCGCGCTAAACATAACAACACAACTCTATACATCGAAGCTACGAAATATGAACAGTTTACCTCAATCGCCCCACCCGCTGGTATGACGGCGCAACAATCAGAAGCAGATTTATGGCCCACAAAGATTAACTCATATGAATGGAGCTTATATCTAACCGCCGAGGATCTTGTATCCCTCGCCATCGCTGGAACCCTTCCAGATATTACCGGCGGCGCAACCATGTACTACGCCGAATCCATGACTGAACCACCCAAGTGGGACTGGTCTAAACTGCAATACACAGTTACGATTGCTAATCAGAAGTTTTTCAAGGTTATCGCTTGAGGCTGCTGATCCGAATGTGCGGGATGCCGAGGGTGCGGAAAATCGGCATCCCGTTAACTTGTTGATTTTGAAGGCTTTGCCGGACTTGACGACCGTATACAAAGGGGGTACAATTGCATTATGGTTTCACTTTGGGAAATGTTTGAGAAACATGATGCTAAATGTATAATTTGGGAATTATATATTTGACTCCCGACGCGGAAAGGTAAACATGAAGCACAGAAAAGGCCCAGCTCCCACTCACACCGACGAGCAATATCTAGCCTTCGACCCAGGAGCGAGTGATGATTTCCCTGTCGAGGTCGAAGCCAGAAAGACGAAGTTAGTTGTCACGCGAAAGGAGCATATCTGTTTCGGATGGAAGGCTGACACTCAACATTCTATTCAGGCTGGTACGAGAGTTTTCCGCGAGTCCGGTAAGTGTGAGGGGCAGTTTGGTACTAACTATATGTGCCTCCCCTGTTTAGATATAGCACTAGAACCTGATTTTTGGTAAACGGGAGTCAAGTACGTAAATCCCCTTTTTTAAAGGTTGGCGAGAACTTGTGGAGGATAAAACTAAATGACGCACCCCTCGACCCAAACGGTCCCGACCACCATACGTATCACAGCCGCACAGCACAGCGAACTAAAAAAGCATCCTATATCTTCGTCAGTGATTATCCGAGTCCTTCTCAATCTATGGATAGAAGGAAAGATAACCATTGACGAAGCTATAGCAGAGGAGAAACAACGTACCGATGCTGTAGTTACTGAGAACCAATTACGGTTCACAAAAGAAAATGCTGCATAATGCAGTCCACTACTGAGTAGTAAGGAGCCTATGCAATGGAAGATAAAGTTCAGCAAGACCCACTTGTGCAAGAAATAGACTTGATTGGACAAGTCGATAGTGCATTACTTGAAACAAATGACACTGAGCTTGAAAATGAAGTCAGTGACTCACCGATTGAAGAAATCCCAACAGATGAGCCAGAAGAGATAACAGCAGCAGAAGCAGCGCTGTCGGATATACCGTTAGCGTCGCCAGAAGTAACGGCGTTAGCAACACTAGTGTGTGACGTTTGTATTGAGAAGAACCTAACAGAACGTTGCACGATTGAATGTATGCGTTGTAATGAGTTATTTTGCCTTCACTATGCTTCAAACGTGGATGCCTGTTATTGTGTAAATTGTATGAGTGATGTTAATGTCACAAAACAAGTTATCACAAAGACGTATGAATCCACTAACGCAGAGGGTGAGAAAACTTTTTACAGACGTCGTGCTCGCCAGATAACTATTGGTGGGCTGGACTGGTTGTTTACACAGAGAAAGATTCCAGAGTATTCTGATGCGGAGTTAGACCTTACGATTGAGTATCACCGTGAGAGACTTAATCTTTTACTAGGTGAGAATGAACGTCGTCGCACCGAGAAAATGCACCGTTATGCTGGTGTCAAGGTTGTATTACCCAGCACGAATGGTACCGCTACAACAACTACTACGACGGTGAAGAAGACTCGTACTATTAGTAAGAACAAACAACAAGAACAACTAGCGGCGTTGTTAAAGAGCTTGCAAGCTCAAGGCATGAGTGTAGCTGCTATAGCTGCGGCGCTGGGAGGGAAGAAGTAATGGATAACGATCCAGTAAATCATCCTCCTCATTATACTTTCGGGCGTTTTGAAGTTATAGATGTATTGATGGATTGGTTTGCTACTGATCCTTTGCTCTGGCAAGTAGTAAAGTACGTAGCACGAGCCAAACATAAAGGAAATGAGATTCAGGATTTAGAGAAGGCCGAGTTCTATCTCAAGAAGAAACTTGAAACTCTCAAACCGAGAGGAGAAGTAAAGTGAAGTTTTACGGAGTAAAAACTCCAATAAAAGGTATAGCCAAATTGAATCATCATAAGATAGTAATGTCTGATGGTTGTTGGTTGTGGAACGGCTGTACAGATAAAGATGGTTATGGAGTGGCAAGGTACGATGGTAAAAGTTGGAGAGTTCCAAGATTAGCTTTATTTTTATTTAAACCCGGAGAATTTAAATCTGGTTTAGATGTATTACATACATGCAATAGGCCAACTTGTTTTAATCCAAACCATCTGTATTCTGGTACTCAAGTTGATAATATGCAAGACAGACTTAAAAGTGGTAATAATCCTGGACGTAATAAAACACATTGCCCTCAGAATCATGAATATACCGCTGAAAACACTTATACTGGTCCAGATGGGCACAGAGAATGTAGAATTTGTTTAAGATTAAAAAGTAAACTTAATTACTATCGAAAAAGTTTAAGTGGAGGTACGAAACAATGTACTCAACAGAGTTAATAGAATATATAAATCAAAATAAATTGCCGTGGATAAGTTATGATGATGGCAAGATTATACTCGTCTTAGATAATCATTTGATGTCTCTTTTTAGGGCTTGCCCGCGGCACTTTATAAACTACGCCGTCCTTGGACTACACAAAAAAGGTAATAAGCTAGAAGGACGTGAACGTATTTGGTTCCTAGACTTTGGCATTTTGTTACACCGTATGATCGAACTGTACTATAAGAGCTTCCGTGAACCAAACTTCGATCTAGTGGAATGGTCAACTACCCGCGCTGTGGCGGAGTGGAATGAGATGGAGATGGATGTTCATCTAGCTCATCCAGAATGTAAAATGATCGGAGGGATGCATGGATTCGTTGGTTTACTCGTACAGTTTGGTACAATCTTCACACCCCAAAATGAGAAGCTTAGAATTATTGGATCAGAAGTATCCTTCGGGAAGAATAAAGAAATCCCGCTCTATCTGGGTCCTGATCTTGAAATATATTTGGCGGGACGAATCGACCTTATTGTTGACGATGGCGTATTCATATCACCAATGGACCATAAATCACACGGATACTTCAAAGGGGATATGACTCTCCAGTACATGAATCAAGAAGGGCCAACGGGTTATGTCTATGCTCTTAGTAGTATTCTTCCAAAGATAATCCCCGCCGATCAAATACTCACTCGTGATTGCTCACGAATCATTATGAATCTTATCAGTAAAAAACCAACAGACGTACCGTTGGGGAGATTCAAACGATTCGCTATGAGAAAGACCGTATGGCAACTTCAACAGTATCAGCTACGCATGGTCCACACGGGTGAGGATATTCTACGTGATCTTGAGCGCCATGTACTAGGTAGACCTGTTTACAGGAACGACAAAATGTGCTCTAACTGGCACATGCGTGAATGTTTGTATCTTGATGATTGCCGGCAGGGATCAGCCGAATTACAGGCTGCAACACGAAAGAACGGCTACGTAACATTACCGATATGGAACACCGAGGAAGTTAAACCGATTACATAGCAGAAAGGAAAAATATGGCTAGTTCTTATGCTCATTGTACTGGTATCAACGGTTCATTTAGACATGATTTAATTGAAAATATTGCTGATTCCTATGAAGCATGTCAAGAAATGCACTGGATGATTAGATTTTTAGCCAATAATGATTCGAATAAAATTATGTTAGCACATATGGCTGGTGTGCTGGCTAAATGGGATGAGGATGAATTACCAAAATAGGGAGAAAAATCATGGCACTCGATCCCAAAAGTAAAATCTACGAGTTCGATATTGATTTTAATCGAATGGTAGTTATACCAACTCATATTGGACGTATTCATTTTGAAGATGGAAGTTCTATTAGATTGTATTTCGGTCCCAAAGGTATGATGGCTTTAATTTATAAAGCTCAAGGTTCAAAACAAATTTTAATCCAGGAACAAGATGATAACACAGAATTAGCTGTGTTATCAACATAGCAGAGAGAAGGAGTTACACAGTAATGAGTCTTAACTACGCCAAAACTTATCAACCACTTAACACTATCAACAACGGTAGCTCATATGGCAAACCGTTGAAGGTACCTGTAACAGTATGCTCCGGACTCTTAGAGAATCACATGCAATGCTGGAGAGCCGGAGATGTGCTTATCACTACTACAACTACTACACTAGCACCGACAGAAGCAGATCCGAATGCTACGGTTGATACAATCTCAACCTATCAAATGTGCTACAGACATTCGGCGGCAGATCAAGCGCAGTATAATCAACTCGTGACTGATGATACCAACGCCACCACATTAGCACAGCAAGCTGTGGCAGCGGAAACTAAGGTAGAAGCAGAAAAGTCTTAGCCTGTAACCGCAAAGAAATAACACGCACCCAAGGAGCAGGGAATTCTTATGTCAACCCCACCAAACCCATTCTTCGGAATGGAAGGTACTCCAACAGAACAGCTTAAAGCTGAAGACCAGTTACGAATTGCCCTGCTTGGTAAAGCCAAATCCGGTAAAACTACACTGGTATCTACAGCTAGAAAGCCTATGCGATTTTACGATCATGATAATAGAAAGGAGACCCTTGAGGGTAAAGAAGGAATTTTTGTAGTATCTAGGCCCACTATGCTTCAGGTAGAGACTGATCTTTCTATCATGAAGGCGAATAAGGTTAAGAAGCTACCCCTTCCAGCTACGGTAGTGCATGATAGTGTTACGTATATGATCCGTGCGATGGAAGAAGAGATTTTCAGGCAAGATCCAAAACTTGCTAGGTTGATTAGAGTTGGTAACAATACCACTGTGAAGATTCGTAATTCATGGGATGTAATTAATGGGGTACAGCGTTATATAGAGTATCTTGTAGCTGAATACAGTGCTCTCGGTGTTGACCTCATTTTCGTGTTCCATGAGAAGGACGAAAAAGATCGTACAGAGTCAACTCCGAATGAGGCTAAGTATACTGGACTTGTAACTACTGATCCTCAGTATTTGCAAAACAGTCTCAGTCTCTTTAACGAAGTCTACCGTATCACGGTTGATGGCAATAGAAAGTATCAAGTCGCTTGTAGAACCAACTTTGATGTAAACGCATCAACTACCATGATGTTGGACCCGTTTGAGGAACCGAACATTATGAAAATGATCGCTAAGCATCAGGCAAAGCGAGAGGCTTCGGTAAAATGAAACAGGGTGAGCGCACACTTAAAAGTTACGAGATGATGGTAATGCAGACTCGTGCCAATATGCGTTTTGAACATACTGCTTGTTTGCTGGCTACTGAGATACTCTGTAATCCAGATAAAAAGATTGAACTATTATCAGAATCTAAAGAACACACTGATAGATTGCTGAAAAGGGTCAATGAGATTTTAACTAAACTAACCAAATAAGGAGCAGGACAAAATGGCGTTTCAAATGAATTTCAGTAAAGAAGAACTAACCGGTGCTCCGCCAATTCCGGCGGGTAAGTACACCCTTCAACTCAAGGGATTCAAGCCAAAAGCATCGGCCTTGAAGCCTGGAGAAACAGAAAGCGGTTCCGTCAATCTCAATCCCGAACTAGTAGTAGTTAATCACCCGGATTACGACGGTCGTCGTGTATTCTGGGGTATGAATTCTAAGGCAGCGTTTCTGTGGACTGATTTTGTTCACGCTTGCGGATTGGCTATGGAGGTTGTTCAGAACGAATTCGCCGGCACCGCGAAGGAGCAATATACTATCCCTGGCGTTTTCGAGGGATCAGATGATCCGACTAAGAAGCCTGAGGATTGGAAGTATCTTGGACCGCTCACAAACAAAACACTGGATGTAGAAGTTGCTGAGATTCCAGCGGGACCGGATAAGGGCGGTGTGTATCGTCAGGCGAAGAATGATATTCGGCAGTTTTTTTGTGCGGTGCAGAATTGCACTGACAAGCATTCAACCAATATGATTAGGTAATTATGGATCTAAATACACAACCACGTAAATGGCTTGGTGAAGAGTTATACCAAGTAACTCTTCCGTACTGCTGTGCTGGTATTATCGTTAGAGCTAACGAATGTATCGCTGCAGCTCCTATACTTCACTGGATGGTAGGTAATTATTTACCATTTATTGAAGAGTGGCTTACTAAACCGGGCAGATACGGCTCCATAACGAAAGTCAAATAACATGCACTGGCAATGCACTTACGTTGATACAACTAGAAGGCGATGTGATTCTCCGGCGTCATTTCGCCTTCATTTTTCAAATGAGGCCAAATATCTATGAATGACGGCTGGATAGGCGTAGACTTAGACGGTACCCTCGCCAAGCAACTAGATTCCCGAAGTGAAACCATGATAGGCGCGCCTATACCTAAAATGGTCGCTAGAGTTAAAAAATGGTTATCCGAAGGTCAAGAAGTTCGCATCTTCACCGCTCGTATAGCAAATCCACATGACTTTGACGGTGTGAGGCAGGCCATAGAATGGTGGTGCGCTCTTAACCTCGGAAAGAAACTAAAGATTACTTGCAGAAAAGACCACAAGATGATCGAGCTATGGGACAATACAGCCATTCAAGTTATAACCAACACTGGTGAAAGAGCGGACGGTAAAGAATAATGCCCTATCTACCAAATCGCGGCACTCCAACAGCGCCAATATGGATTGTTTGTGAACGTCCATATCCGTCTGACATACCACGCGGCTATCTATGGAGCGGTGGTCTAGGAAACGTGTATGACAAGATGCTCAAAGAGGCTGGTATTAGTGACAAGGATGTATACGTATGCTGTCGCCGTCCTGACACAGACGCGCCGTCAGGAATTAAGATCATAGAAAATGACATCAACCATCATAAGCCACCATTCATTCTACTTCTAGATGAAGTCGGAGGTATGTTTTTAGATGAGCTTAGAATCAAAGGAACCTTTGTCAGAGGACAGCTTCAAAAAAACGTCGGAAGCTTACTTAGATCAGATTCTTTTACTTATAAACATTATGCCATCCCAATGTATGGACCTCAATTCTGCGTTGCGGACTGGACTGAACGGAATATATCAACATATATCGACTTGCAAAAAGTGCGAGAAGAACTCGCTTATTATCGCAGCAATAATGATCTACAATCAACTCCAATCAGGGAGTTGAAGTTTCAGGAAATGCCGTTGGATGAGCTACTGAGCTATATAGACCGATTTAAGAATGCAACTCACATATCGAATGATATTGAGAATCCTGTTTATCACAGTGAAATGTACAAGCCGCATCCTGGTTATCCGTTGCTTCTCGGTCTAGCAGATTCACCATCATTCGGCATCAGCTTTAAGTTGTTCCGTGATTCTCAATCCGAAACGGTCAAGTTATGGCGAGAGTTGTATGAGTTATTTCAGAGCGTGATAACCATCGGGCAGAATTTCTTGAACTACGACGTGTTCTATGAGAACGCTCTAGGTTTTAACATTCCGTTGGATAAGATTCAAGACACTCTTATTCGCCATCACATACTGTGGCCGGAGTTGCCTCATAAGTTACAGTTTTTGACTCGTCAATATACGAGAGAACCCTTTTATAAAGATGAGGGGCAACATGGTAGCTTGAAATCTATGGACAGATACCGACGTTATAATGCTCTTGATGCTACCGTTACTTACGAAGTGTGGATCGGGCAGGAAGAAGAGTTCAAGACAAGGAGTCATCTAGCGTGAAAATCCTCTGTGACACCAAAGAACCACATCAGTGCGGTGAGTTGATCTGGTTATCTAAGTTAACCAGTACTTATTGTATGCGTGAGCGTGGTCACCCGGACGAAGGTGTTAAAGGTTTTCCGGGTGGACATAATATCGTTAATGAAGTGCCAGTAGCGAAGGTTAAAGATGAGAGTAAGTAGCACCTACGAGCATAATTTACAAGCAGTCTACTGTCACATAGGCAGTCGTGGTATACGTGTAGACACAAAGCGTCTAAGCCACGCTAAGCAAGTTGTGAAGGCTGAGATTCATCGCTGGTTAGCCGTAGCCTCTAATCAATGGGGCTGCAAAGTGTTTATCGGTGCGGCTAACAATCCAGAAAAAGATGCCATTGACGCACTCGGAGCGGTCAATCTAAATGCTACACAGGGTAAATACGCCTTGCTCTCCAAGCTTCGAGACTTAGGTTATGAACTACCAAAGATAACCAAAAAGGACCAAGATGGAAACTACGAATCAGAAGAATCAACCGCCGAACTCGCACTCCAAAAGATACTATCGAAAAACCAATTTAACTATCCAGGAGGCGATCCAGCTATTAAAGCTGTGCTCCGAATCCGAGAGCTTGGTAAACTCAGTTCAAGTTACCTCAACGCTCTCTTATTCGCCCGCGGCGATGAGCATTACTTCTTGTCTAACTATAACGTTGCCGGCACTTTATCTGGACGTAGAAGCTCACGCAAACATACATTCCGTTTTGGAAACAATGCACAGAATTTTCCCAAACATAGTGATACATCCGAGTTGTACAGAAGATGTCTTGTATCTAGACCCGGGCACATCTTCTTAATGGTAGATCAAATCAGCGCAGAGGATTGGCCTGTATCAGCACTTGCTGAAAACTATAAATCCTTAGAGCAACTTAAGAATACAAATGATATATATGGACGCCATACCAGATTAGCTTCTGACTTATTTAATATACCTTTAGCGTCTCGGCCACCCGATGAGGGCCTAGATAACTGGAAAGACTCCATTGAAAGGTATATTGCAAAACAAACTCGTCATGCGTCTAACTATGATATGTTAGCGCCACGATTGTCAGAACATTTTGCTAAGTTTGGATTTTCATATTCAGAGTCTAAGTGTAAATTACTACTGGATAAAATGGGTCAGATTGATCCGAATATCAAAACCATATTTCATAAGTATGTACGCACAAAGATCAGTAATGACCGTGTTCTAATCTCACCAGAACCGTTTCTACGTGAACGTCAGTTTCTAGGAGCACGCCCAAATGATGCAAACAACAGCCTTTTCAAAGAAGCTTATTCTTGGATACCACAAGGATGTATCGGAGATAACACAGGATTTGCTATCTTTGAACTTGAAAGTAGCTACCCTGTCAACGAGAGATACGTTGTCCAAGAAGGACACGATAGCATTGTTCAAGACATTCCAGATGATGCAGACACAATCTACAAAACTCTGCTACGCACTAATAATGCTTTCGATAGAACTATCAGGTTTCATAACGGTATTGAAATCAAAATCCCGATTGAAACCGAGATCGGCTACGACTTCGCAACAACTGTCAGAATCAGAGAGTTTACGCGGAAAGCGATACAGAATGCGCGTGAATCGCTCCAGAGCAGAATTGCTGAAATACGGAAAAGTGATAACAGAGTAACAGTAACGGTGTAACATGAGCAGGGGATTAAATTGGCAAGAATCTTAAATAAGCCATGGCACGACGCTTTTGCAGAGTGTCTTGAACCACATACGGATATACCCAAATCATTTGTTACTTGGTCAGCATTATCTTTAATTGGCGCTACACTTAAGAACAATGTCTTTTTTGAAACTGGTACATACACTCTGTATCCGAATCAATTCATAATCCTCGTTGCTCCCCCAGGTATCGGTAAGGGTACAGCGATGGATATAATCAGCGGCATCATTGATGAAACAAAACCAAATAAGATTGTAAATCTTCAAAGTGATCGTATTACCGCCGAGAAGATGATCGAAAATCTAGCCGCAGGTTGGACACCGCCGTTAACAATGGTCAACCAGCAAATCGTAATTCAACCAGTAGATCATTGCTGTTTGATATTCAGCACCGAAATACGAACCCTTCTAGGAGCATCTGAATGGATGCTGGAGTTCTTAGAAGAAAGTTGGAGTAAAACAACCTTTGACTATCAGACAAAGAATAAAGGCAGTCTGTTCATCACTGATATGTGTTGCTCGCTGCTTGCCGCTTCTGTACCGGATTTTCTTCGTAATATCAATAGAGAAATTAGCATGGCCATCACAGGAGGTTTTAGTAGTAGATGTTTATTTATATACGCAGAAGAGCCAAGTTCCTATGTACCGTGGTTGCCGCCACTTAAGAAGAATGCCGCTTCGTATAAACGATATCAAGAACTAGCAGCCGATCTGAAAGCAATAGCCTCATTAAGAGGCGAATTCCGTGTTAACACAGAGGCTCGATTACAATTCGAGGACTATCTTAAGAAAAACCGCCAAGTCTCTATCATCTATGATAGTGATGCCGTAGCGAATTTTAAAGCTCGTCTTAAGCCTCATCTTCTCAAACTTGCTATGGTATTATCTGTGTCAAGAGGCGATTCTAAGATAATAGAAGGCATTGATATGTTAAATGCTATAGCAGAGATTAACAAAGTTTTAGTCAACCTAGAGAAGTTATTCAGAGGCTCAGGTGAGAGTGATCTATCACCGGCTACTGCCAGGGTTCAGTCAATCTTTGATAAGAGCCAGACAATGTTATCAAGAAACGAACTTATTAAGATGACCCAACGTCATATTGATTTTAATGATCTTGATAGAATATTGTATGTTTTAGAGATAACTGGGTTCATTAAAAAAGTAACGGCTAATAAAAGAGATTTTTGGCAAGCTACACAACAGAAGAAGAAACCTTAATGACATGGTGACACGCAAGGAGGAATGAGATATGAAGTTGAAAGAGATTCGCCAAAGCCAGAAAGAATTTAGTACCGGGAGGACGTTTTTACTCTTGGAGATAGCGGCGCAGTTGGCCGAGATGAACGAGCGACAGACACGCGCCGCATCTGTGAATATAAGCGCTACAGAGGAGATCGACGCCGGAGGTGATGGATTCAACGAAGGTAATGATCCTTCAGGCAAGCCGCTAGATAGGTCTAGCAAGGCGGTGCGAAAGCCATGAAACCATCACGTTTTACAAACTGCGAATACGATCTTAGGCAACTGACTATGGAACAAGAGCGTGCGGAAGTAGAGCGGTGCTGGCGCAACGTTCATTACTGCGATGGTTCCTATCAGGGCTATCCGCGTGGAACTATTCTCATTCTGTATGGACCCAACAATCGCTCAGATTTTGACTCCTGGCACGCGGCCTACCTCTACACCGTCGAGCACGCGGAGAAGGTCAAGGAAGTTAGAGAAGAAATTACGTGGTTAAAAAGCCTGAATCACGTGACGCACATGAATGCCGCAATTAGAACACTAAGACGCGCGGAAGTAGAATTGGATAACCTCCTGCGTGGCTGGAAAGGCTAACGCGCATCGGCGCAGGATGGGAGACGACAATGGCTGAGCAGATACCGGAACTAAAAGGCGCTAGGCATCTTCGCAGATACAACGTGAGCACTTATGCTGCGAAGCCGACGACAGATGAACTTCCCAAGAAATACAGCAAAGTCATGGTGACGTGGTTAGACGCTCAGGAAGCTGTCTTAGAGGCACAAGCTGCGCAACGGGATGCAGAGGCCCAGGTAGCGGCGCTGACCGCAGCCGCCAAAGATCGTGAGGAATATTGGGAAGGATATAAAGCAGAGTCACTTCTTACGTTTAAACAGCTTAGCGATGATTTCGACAGATTGACCGCGGAGCTTGAATCGCAACTGGCCGGCAAGTGGATCAGCGTGGATGTTGAGATGCCAAAAGAGGAGGATAGGGAGTTTTGGTGCTGGTTAGGGCCGAACGACGGAATCCTCGCCAGCGATGGGACGCTCATAAAAGCTGCTTTTGCGAATTACATGAAGATCGTCAAGACGTATCGATCCGTGGATGGAAGTATCAAATTTAGCTGCGGCTGTCTAGAAAAAGTGACTCATTACCAACCGTTACCCTCACCACCCACCAAGGAGAAACTATGACCGAAAAGATTATCAGTATTTCACCTGATGTAAAACCAAAGAATATCATGTCAGACAACGATAGCACTGCGGCACAAATTGAAGCTCGTGCGGTGCTTGATCGAATGGATAAGGAGAAGGAAGATTTACGTACTCAAGAGTTGATACTTGATGGCTCAAATAAGATCAAGTTTATTGGCTATCCGTATATATTTGAAGCCCTAGGCGAGAAAATCATTGTATCCATTGACGTATTTAAGAGTGGCTATGAGTGTAAAGTATGTAAAGGATTACGAAAAATTAAAGCTGTTTGTGAATGTGAAATTAATGGTAGACCAGGTTTTAAATATCCATTAGATTCTATATTAGAAATACGTAAGACTCTAGGAGATCAAATAGCAGATACACGTTCACTAATGCCTTGTCTTAAATGTAACGGTGACTACGTAGCCGCTCGTCACGAAGAAACTTGTACCGCTTGTAAAGGACGTGGTGCTGTTATCATTCTTCCGAAAGAATCAGAAGCACTCCCTACCACTGGCACAGTTGTCTCAATTGGTAAACTAGCTCAACGTTTAATTAAGGATGATGAATGGGATTATAAACACGGCGATAAGGTTCTTTTTAGCCAATTCGCTGGCCAATTCATTCCGTGTAAGGCTGGCGTGTTATTAAAGATTCTAGACTATAATCAAGTAATTACTAAAATCGAAGGTGCTGATGATTTAAATTCATTTGATTTTATATTAAGTGAAAAAGATTAAAATAAAACTTTACTTATATATAATAACTGAACGGCCTGTTAAGCCGTTCAGTTATTATATTTATTAACATGTCCTTCTCTAGCGGGCTTGCTAAATCCCACCGCAAATGTAAGAACCTATGAAAGTGTGCGAGGATGTCAACTGCGTTCCACTATAGAGTGGTAATGTACTTATCGTCGGTATACTTATGGTCGCATAATAAAATTCAGTCCCTGCCGCGTTGTCAAAAAATGAGATTAGACCGCAATTGGGAAGATTAGTGCGACTGGTGGGAAAATTAATAGTTAGAAACACTCCGTTAGCAGAAGTAGTTCCAGTGGTCAAGATAAATTGCCCGGAAAACTGGTCACAGACATGACCAGTTACGCAAGCAACGGTTGCTCCAGCTCCTACGATAGAAGAGCCTCCTAGGGTGAAGGTTGCTGTTCCCTGACCGGCAATCCCAGTTTGAAGATTGATCATTGGAACACTTTCAACTCCGCTTGGTAAGTGTACCTTCGCTAAAATACCACCATTAATAAGCGGTGCTGAAAAAGAGGTTTGATAAGGCTCGTAGATATCTCCAATCGAAGTAGCGCTATTCCAAACAACATTTGTTCCTACTGGAAGGTAAGCGGTCCATCCTGTACTTTGAAAATTATAACTTCCAAAATTCATAATGTAATACGTTTCAGCCACAGGTGCAGGTGCAGGAGCACTGTTGGCGATTATGTGTATTGTAGTAGAGGAGAGATTTGTAGGCTGTCCACTTCCAGAAAATGTCGAGTCCATTCCTATGATTGGCTCCATAACCGTCGCTGCAGATGTGCCGCTTCCGCTGGCTGCTTGACTCAAAGTTACAGTACCGTTATTTATTGCCGTTACATATGTTCCTCGAACAACGTTTGAGTTTGTAACTTCGTCGCCTATAGCCCAGCCGGCCATGCTTGCTGGAGTTGCTGTGGTTGTTCCGTTGGTGGTCAAGTTTCCAGTATATGCTGCATTCTGACATCCCGCGCAAACAAAATTTAGGTTTGAGTCTGAGAGATTTTGCGAGATGTAAAGTGCTCGGGGAAAAACTTCCATTTCTCCGATGATCGTATCGTTTAGTGCATATCCTACGGAAACTACTGCGTAGGTTCCCGGGTAGTTGCCTCCGTCAATTTCTCCTATGTCGAACCAACCATTACTTACACCATCAAGATATAGACAAACAAGGTCGCACGCCAGCGTTGATTTTCCGGTAATTAGTACCGACTCCATGGTAGTGAGTCCTGTATAAAAAGCGACACCTGGAGCAGCTATGTTGAATCCATTGGAATTCATTGCAATAAAAGGCTTTCCCGCGTTACCTACAATATTGTGATAGCTGGAAACCTCGGCTCCGTAGTTTAAAATTCCAATGGTTCCGGCATACCCATTGACCGTTTCGCTTCCTGAGATCGTAGGGCAGGTTCCGGCCGCATTGCCAACGGTGATCCCGGTTGCGCTGATAGTCTGTATATACGTATTGGCTGGAATTCCAGTGCCAGCTATCCATTCCATGGGCAGCAGATGATTATTCCATGCTATCGCGATTGTACAACTCCCAGCGGTGAGGGTCATCGTAGTAGCAAATATCTGATTAGCCGTATTGCTGCCCGGCGTCATGTTATAAGTTATGTCGTGGAAACTGGAGTATTGAGTATTTGGATAAAGAGCAGAACGCGCCTGAATCCAGGCTATACTCGACGGATTAGTTACTCCTTCGTTGACGCTCAAATTAAACATTGTCACAAATGATGATCCCACAAAGCTAATTACGGGTTTTCCTGGGCCTGTGTCTCCGAGGATGACAGTGTTACCCTGTCCTGAACCGTGAATAGTTATACCCTGTGGAAGGTTTTCGGCAAGTATGACACCTGTTGCATCGTAGATTGCAGCACCCAATCTAAGATCAACCGTCTTTGTGAAAGCCAAAGAACTTCCCAACGAGACTGTGCCGGTATAACCTGTGGCGTCGATGATTCCGCCAGCCGAGGGGAGAGATGCTTGGCACGCCAAAATATCTGAGCCTGCATTGGCGGTATGCTGATTGGCTGCTATGCAGATATTATTAGTAGTTGCCGCCTCCATTGAATTGAAAGTTCCAAGACCCACGTTGGATAAGGACCACCCACTACCCGCTAACCCTCCTGTGCCGGAAGAGGATATACCGGGAGCTAGATTATTTAAAGTTGTAGCCGCTCCAGTTCCAGAGAAAGCTATAGCAGCATTAGTAGCCAAGGTACCACCAGCCAACGGTAAATATATACCAGCACCAGTAGCCATGCAACCAAACGAAGAGCCACTCCAAACTTCGTAACATGATGATATGACGTTGTAATATAAACTACCAGGCACCTGTGAAACTTGAGCTTCTGTATTATTATAACCATAAGAACCTATAACAGCTAAAAAACGCGGTGCTGGTATTAAGGCTGTTATGCTAGAAGTAAGGTTCTGAGTAGTCCCAACTGCCTGTATAGTGAATACGCCACACTTAGAAGATGCGTTGGGACAGATAGTATATTGCCACGTACTACCAGATGGAGACACTGCGGCGCTTTGATATACGCTTAGTGAAAACGTACCACTACCACCTAGCGAGATCGGTCCTTGGTTAATAACTGATGGAGATAGAGGAACTCCATTGATATTATAAAGACTAAGATTCGGCTGAGAAGGATTAGGAATAAATTGAACTGTGATAGTACCATTAGTCCAGGTTGTGCTGTCACTGTCAATCACTGTACCAGACACTGTGGTTGTTTGAGCATAGCATGAAACAGCAAAAAACAAACACGCCAAGAAAACTAAAACTTTTTTCATCTCTTTCTCCTAGTGATTTAGCCAACCATTTTCAATGATAAATTGATAACGTTTCAAAGTTGATTTATCAATATCAGTTCGATACTGAATATCAGGAATTTGTATTTTTTCAATGCGTCTTTCTAATTTTTCAAAAGTCTCTCTATAAGACTCCCCACAAACCATAGGAGAAGCTATTAAACCATAATTACCACTGGTGACAAGTTTATTTTTTGACAGCATAACATCATATAAATAAGTTTCACATAAGTCTTCTATATCTTCTGACTCGATTCCACCAATCTCGATTCCTTTACTGTTTGGTAATCTTATATTAGTAGGATACGGAGGTATTGAAATAGTAGTTGATACACCAAAACTATGATTCCATTTAATATGTGGAACTTTACCAGTAAGTATACTATGAAGCATCTCACCAAAACCACTACCATACATGGTAGCTATAATAGGATCTGAAAAATAACCAAATCTAGGCGTCCATTCAAGTCCGTACATTTTATCTTCTGTTAAGATGGTATTTAAATCTATAATGCCTTTAAAACCAATCTGTTGCAGTGCTGTTTTAGCTTTAGCAAGTCCTTCTCTGAAAATTCTCATCTCATGATTCATTATATAAATGAGATTACCAGAGCAACCTGTATTTGGCCCTTTATTGTCGTTCATAAATTTTTTTTCTTCTAATGTTCCAGTGAGAAGATAAAAATCAAAGCCATTAAAATAGCCAGCTGTACCTACTTCGGTTCCTTTAATAAATTCTTGTAGAATGAAAGGTGCTCTATGGGATCTATCCCATAGGACATCTATGTATCCTAATAGATCTTCGGCACTTTTGGAGACATATGTAATAGCTTTATCATCAGAAGCAGTTCCACCAGTGAATGGTTTATACACATAACGCTTGTCTTCTTTTTTAATAAAACTTTTAGCCTCAGTGGCATTATTAAATCTCGTGTATGGAGGAACATTTATACCACTTTCTTCCATAAACTTTAAACCAAACTCACGGTCATTTTCTAGCTTGTTTTCTATCTCGCCATCACCAAAAGTAGGAGTGTCTAATTTAGAAGCCTCTGCCCATTTAGTACTTTCAGTAAAATCAAAAAGAGACATATCGTATTTTTTATATGAGGGAAAACCATAACCTTGTACGTGTCTTCTTTGATCTATTTGAACTATCTTTGGTTTAGGTATAAGACCGCCTAGCACATCCTCATACTTCTGGTCTGAAAGATAGTAATCTACCTCGTGACCTTCAGCCATGAGTCGAAGTACAAACCATGCTCCAATACCAGAAGTAGAGGATAATGCTATCTTCATCTTAATTCCTACTTTCCACGTGGTTTCATTCTGGTGATCTTACGTCCAGTTTCAACGCTTTTACGTCCAGCGCCGTTGTCGTTAGCATGTGAGCAAGGATGTTGAACGCTCATCATAGCGGCTTTGGCTTGTGAGATTGATTGATTAGCAGCTTGTCCAGACATTTAGAACCTCCTTCTGCCGCGGCGTAAACCGAAGCGTGATCGTGAAGATGAACCTGACTTCTCTTCCGCTGTAGTAGGTACTAAATGATGAGCTAAAGGTGAACCTATTACTGGAAGAGTTTGTTTAAGAGCGTCTCTAACTACAGGTTTCCAAGGATGATCTCCGGCTTTGTTTTCAGTAGTTACTGCATTTACAACATCTTCTATATCTTCACCAGCGGCACCTGCTAAAGGTCCAGCCATAGCAGATACTAAGCGATGAGCATGTATGGCGTTGATGTAGTTAAAGTATACTCCAGCAGCGCCGATGTGACTGAGTAATGCTGCATAGTCACTAAACCAATCACCTGCACTGTTTGGAGAGTATAATCTTTGGTAACGCTGCTTAGTTTCTTGGACACCTTGTTGAATAGAAGCCGTTCTTGCCATAACTTCAGCGCCTGAGATTAATGGTGCTATGTTGGGAAATAATATTCCAAGTGTGCCAGCATATTGAGCTAATCCTTTTATATCTCCAGTGTTATACATTTTAAGAAGGGAACGTCTAATATACGAAGCTTCTGAATTTACAAACTGATGATACATAAACATAGAACGTGTGAAGACATTACGATTCTGGTACAGAGCATTATCGATCTCACGATTCACAAAGAACCTGTTATTAACATAATGATAAACACCTTTTGTTAACTGGTCATCATTAAGTTTACCACCTTGTTTAATAACATCTTGTAGATCGATACCCATCTCACCAAGCTCAGCAGCTGCTCTTTTATTGCCGGTCGTAGCAAAATCCTTCGCCCAATAAATAGCACTATGAAAACCAACCGTACCAGCCATGTTAAGTTGTAACTTGCGAAGCCAGTTAAATCCTGGTTGATGCATGGTACGAGCTAGAATCTTACCAACCGTAGGCGAACCAGTCCATTCTGATACATGACCTTTCTCTCCAAGTATGTCACGATACATTGTATTCCATAGTGTTGATGAAAGTATACCAGAAGCATCTTTAATAGCTTCGGCGTGATTTTGATTCAAACGCAGTATTGAAGCTCCAATGGCTGGAAGAGGAGAATCAGCTGGTATGTGAAACAATTGCCCCACATGAGGAATAGCCACAAACGGAGTAAGCATAGTATTTAATACTCTATGTGCGGCATACTCAGCTTGTGATTGACGCTCGTAGGTTGCTTCAGTATTCAGCAGTGGAATCTTAGTTAGCTCAAGTTCATCTCTAACCTTATTAGAAGCCATAAAGGCTTTATTCATTGAAGCCTTGGCATAACTCGCCGGTCCTTTTGTAGCTGTTCCTTTGCCGAAACCAACAATATCTCGTGTGTCTTTGACTTGATTGGATAAAATATCCGCTACTCTATGACCATTCATGACTACACGTGGGTCTTTATCAGATAACATGTTGGCTATAATCGGAGTCGCATTCTCGAAGTGAGGACCGTATACTTGAGAGATGGCATTCAATCTCGCTTTACCCTTAGCAGCACGCATCTGTTGTTCACGCACGGCTGGAGCGGTTGCAGGATTGATTTTCTTTATTTCCTGCCCAAGCGTCTGATCATGAACACGAATGTAATTATCATTCATAGCCTTAATAGCTTGGCCACCTGGATGTAGTTCTAGTTCATATTCTTTATTACCAGTTAAATTAAGAAACCCACGACCCAAACTATTGCCTTCTAGTTTAGACACACCTTTTTCAAAGGCATCTTCACCTATACCCTTGCCAAGCATTCGGCTAAAAACATCTGCTACATAAGCGCCCATTAGAAATCCCACCTATCGAATTTACCAGTCGAGGTTATTTGATTGGAGATTTGTGTATCAAGAGTACGGATTTTATCTTGTGAGTTACGTTTAATATGTGCGTTATCAAATTCATCCATACGAGCTTTTGATAAAGCGGCGTGAGCCGATAAGGCAAGGTCACGTGCTTTACCACGAAAGGCGCTCTTTAAATTCTTTTGCTCTTGAAGAGTTTTCTCAATTAACAGCTCTCTCTGCCAAGGCGTTGTCTGGAAAATATTATCATTTGAGGTTCTGAAAATGTTATGCTCTTTTGGCCAACGTCCTGAGCCAAGAAAGTTATCTACATGATTATACATAGCCTTCGCATAATATGATAATTGTGCATCAGTAGCAGAACGGCCTTTCATGTAGGATTGAACTTTCATAGTATCAATCAAACGTGACTCCAACTCCTGACCAAACTCTTTCGGCATCTGGCTTATATAATTATGCATAAAAGACAAGAAATTCGGATTCTGCATACCCTCACGAGTATTCTGATGCTCGAAGAATATCTCAGCTTTCTTTAAAGATTTAGGATAGAAATAATCATTAATATCATCTACAAAGTCTTTATCATCTAAATCCTTAAAATAATCCGCTAAACTTTTCCCTTGTTGGCGGGCATTTTTTGAGTGCTCTGCAAGTCGAACTTTATAGTCGGGAACAATATTATAACGCGCCGAGGGCTCTCCATATTTATTAGTGGTACGCTCAGAGCGGATTTTAAATCCAGGCGTTTGTTTAACTGCTCTGTTGGCTCTACTCGCATTAACAACTTTATCCTGCGTAAGTTCTCTCTCTGCTTTTGTTGTGGCCTTCTGTAAGTCCTTGGCATAGAGTTTCTCCGCGTATTGCTGTAGTTGTTCTGGAGTTACTAGAGTACCAGCACCTGGGGCTTTAGCTAACTCAGTTGTAGCTTTTTTCTGGTAGTATTGAAGAGTGTGAACGGCACTTGGTTGTTTAAGATTAGAAGTCGCTTTTTGTTCAGAGTGCTCTTCTACATCTATAACACGTGAACCAATTTCGGAACTTGAATCATAAGTTAACTGAGCTAGTTTTTGTCCAAGTTCTTTCTCCTCCCCAGGCGTGAGATTAGCTAATTTTCTATCGCCTAACCAATCACGAATAAACTTTGCACTTGAAAGCACTGGTGCCCAGCGAGCAGGATCACGTTCTAGATTATTACGCTCCCAAGCAACTACATCTGAGTGACTCATTCCAGTGAAGTGTTGCATATCATCAATATGCTGAAGAGCATCTCTAAATATAAGTTGCTGACCAGGTACACCAGTCACCGCTATGTTATTAGCAACTTCAGTCTTGTGTTTATCATACAGTTCAATAGAAGTATCTTTAACTAAACCCTGCTGTGCTAAATCAAGACGTTCGGTTTCAGAACTGATCTTTGGTTTCCAAGCTTCTGGAGCTACGTCAGAGAGTTTTTTAAGCCCTATTCCACCAACATCAAATAAACCATGAAACACAGTAAACCCAAGTGCATCTCTCCAAGCCTCTCCAGGATCACTCTGTTTATGGGTTGCTGCTCCATACGCTAAACCAGTAGAACCTGCCATCAAATAACCAGCAATCTTTTTTCCGACTGGAGTTTTCATCAACCTGGCTGTCAAAGAAGTTCCAACCGCTTCTGGGCCTAGTTCCAAAGTAGCAAACAACGGTGTGTTTGCTACCCCTTCGGCTATGGTTGATGTGGCCTTGTTCCAGAAACCCTCTCGTGTTGGTAACGCGTCAGACCAGAATTGATGATTAGCATCTTGTAGTTTAGCCCCTTTTGATACTAACCCTTCAGTA